TGAACTTTATATCCCACTCCATGTTGTTCGCTTTCAATCATCCACTTAGCTAAACCTTTAAAATTAGCCGTTAAAGCTCGAATTGCTTCAGCAGGTGTGTTTACGTCAAGCTCAAAAGTTCCTTGACCACCTAATCGTTTTTTTAATTCACCGTAGACTTTAACGACTTTCATGTTTTAAGACCTTTGCCGTTACCTTCTGATAATAGCCGCCATACACATCTCTAGAAGATAATCTTCCTTGAACGTGATGAAGAACAATACCCTCGTTTAGATAAATAGCAGCATGGTTGGGTACTGGACTTTCCAAATGCATTAAAAACAAATCACCATAAGACACTTCACTTAATTCAATTTCCTTAAAACCTTCTTTAGCGAAATTGTCTAAATACATATTTAACCCCTTTTCCCACCACTGATCTCTTCTGCTGTAATCGTTTAATTGAAGACCAAACTCTCTTTTATAAAAGTCTCTAACTAAAGAATAACAATCAATCAAACCGTGAGAAAATTTTCTTCCAACATAAGGAAGTTCATAACCTTTCGGAGAATATTCTCCCCATTCCTCAGTAATAGGATTAACGATGAACCAAGGTAATCCAGAAGCCTCACAAGCAACAACATCAGCCGAACTTGGAGTAGGATTAGTGGTCGGATGACTGTGTATGACTGCTATTACTTCGCCTTTCTTTTCAGCTTTTAAATAATCTTCAGGATCTAAAACAAAATATTCATCAGGAGTTTCAGCTATATTCTTACATTTAAAATACCTATTCTTACCTTTTACTATATGAATTAACCCCACAGATTCAACAGGATGTGTTTCTTTTGCATGAGCTAATGCTTGTTCTTTTATTTCAGAAGTTAAATTCATCCAGTCCTACCTGCTGATGGGAAAGAGCCAAAAGGCAAAGGATTATTATCACCAAATCTTAATTTACAAGATCCCACTCGTTTACCGCAACGATCATTAGCTAAAACAGATTCAACATTATCATTGGCATCCCAATAATTAGAACCTGTGTAACCACATTCACTTGAACGATAAGCCCACTGACAGATATTTCCAATCATCTGACGTTTCGGAATTTTTATATTAGGTAAATCCAACTTGCTTGCTAATTCAAATTGAACAGCATTTCTACTTTCTGATGACTTCCTATCTATATACCAAATTTCCATAGGCCATTGAGCATTAGGATCGGCGGCTGATTCTCCATCAAGATATTTTCTAAGTGTTCTTATTCTTCTGACTTCTGCTCCTGTTAAATCATTTCCTGCTGTAGTTGCATTAACGACAATCAACAAAGCAGTCATTGTATTATCTGTATTTGAAACAGTTAAAGTAGGTCTTGGTAATTGTCCTGTTGAGGAATATTCAAAGCCTTCCGCTTGGATAGGTTGTCTCGCATATTGATTTCCATCCCAAACTATATTTCCATTTACATCTGCATTACAACCATTATGAAATCTGTAGACATCTGTTGAGCCATGTAAGTCACTAGATAAATGAACACTCCAAAGTTCAATGATTGCACTTGGAGCTAATTTTGAAAGTTCTTCATAAACGCTACTAATGGCAGTCCAAACAACATTGTTATCTGTAACTGTCGAACCTATATCTGTTGGCCAGTCTGGTTCAGAACTATCAGAAGTACCAGCAGTTGTACATTTGAAAAATAGACCAGTAATTTGATCTGAAGTTGCTCTCTTTATATCACCAAGACTAAAAGAGGTACTAGCCGCCCATGCTGCAACTGCCATGTTTTAAGGCTCCGCTACTTGCTGGAAGCTTGCAGTAATTGTTGCCCTGTTTAAATAGTTAATAGTTTTAGTCCAAGATCTACAAAGATACGTACCACTCGATTCTCCAGGTGGAGTGAAAGTAAAAGATTCACTACCTCCTCTCGCATCTAAAAACGTTTCGATAGTATCAGCGTTTGATTCGCTTATATTATTCCAAGCCAAACTATATACTTTTAGATTTTGATTCAATCCAAAAACCAAACGACTCGAATAACCATCTCCATACTGAGTCTCTAACACATTAGGATTGCTATTTTTAGACTGTCCATAACTAGGAGTGATTGAAGGAAAATTTGCCATAAAATTAAGCAGCTAATAAACCGCCCGGTCTCTTTTGACGTACAAGTTCTGCTTGTATCGCTTGCCCGAGCATGTTACCAAGAGCAGCAGCTTGACTGTCATCACCTTCTGCTGAACTTCCTGAAGCATCAACATTAACAACGATAGAAGTACCACCTCCTCCTATTTGATTATTAGGAACTACTCGACCTGATGAATTAGGAACAAACATTTCAGGACCACGCTCACCAACTAAATATGGTTTATCTTTTCCGACAGGACCACCCGCTGCTCTTGTACCAAATCCCAGAGCAGGAGCCATCCACGGGAACATGCCTGAAAGACCAGCACTGATGCCGTATTGAATCAATGCTCTTCCTATTTGTTTGAATACACTTGAAGCAACTTCTCCTAAAGTTTTTGTACCCTCAATTGCACCCATAATGGCCTCAGTCAAGCCATCACGAATAGTTACAGCGATTCCATCAAACATTTGCTGCAAAGTATTTGCTTGTTCAGTTATCGGAGTCAAATCAGTATCAGCAGCATCCTTCAGATCTTTTGCCAAGGTGTAATCATTAGGATCAAGTGCAATGATGTCTTTTAATTGTGCAGCTTCAGCATTGATAGCTTCAAACTGACCTCCAATAACTGCTGATTGCAAAGCTCCCCAACCCGGAATTGCAACTTTCCAACTACTTACAAAATCCTCAGACTTTTCTTGTAATTTTGAAAATTGAGCATCTATCTCTTTTAGTTTTCTAGAAGCCTCTGCCTGAGCGTTTATTACGTCTTCTCTTGAGGTTGTTTTTACATCAAACTCAGCAGTTGCACCACCTTTATCAAAGAATGTGAGAACTTCTTTCACCTTATCTGCGTTCTTAGCCATCTCTGAAAACTTCTCCGATAAAACTTGAATAACACCAAGAACGAGTGTTGCTTTAAATAACGCTTTAACTGCCAGAGTTAGACCCTTGACACTTATGGTCGCTGCTGCCGCCTGTCCTTTTACGAGACCAAAAGCCCAAGCTAATCCTCTTGCTCCTGCTAATGCTCCCGCAGCCGTATAAACAGGTGCTGGTAATCGTGTTGCTAATTCAAGTAAATGTGTAATTGATTCAAGAAGTGGAACCAGTATGGGAATTACTGCTTCACCTAAAACCTGAGCAAAATCGTTCCAAGCTTCTCCTAATTTGTCAATTTTTCCTTTAAAACCTTCTCCTGCAGCTACCGCTAAATCCTTATAACTGTCCTCTACTATCCTCAAAATCTCAGCATGAGCTTCGGCTGTCTTCCCTGACTGCATCAACGTCTTTATTAATTCAGTTTCAGTCTTAGTAAAAGCAATACCTGAACGATTCAATGCAGCTAAATTTCTTTCAGGATCCTGCAATGCTTTTGCTAATTGCATGAAAGAAGTTTTTACATCT